TGAGCCATGTCTGCTACTGTTTGGTGAAAATCTGCGTTTGAGTTTGTGTTGTATGCATCAATTACATCATAGACTGATGGTAATTTATATAATGAAGCATAATGCACTACCAGCCTAGGCTCTTGTTGAGAATAGTCAAATACACCCCATCTATGGCCTTCCTCGGGTATAAATAATGACCTTATTTTAGGTCCCAGATCCTTGTTTCGTGCGGGAATTTGCTGGAGGTTTGGATTCTGGTAAGAAAATCTTCCAGTAACGGTTCCTCCTCCTACATTTCTTAATTGGTTTATCTCTGCATGTATTCTTCCTTTATGTTCATATCTAATAATAGAATCAATAAAAGTTGTGTGGGCTTTATTAATCTCTCTTGCTTTAGCAATCATATTAACAACAGGATGTTTATGTTCCTGTAAAAAATTTTTAGTGAATGATGGTGCTTCTGTTTTTTCTGTACGAGGATACTCTAATCTTAATACATCAAACACATTAGCAATACTTCTTGCTGCCCAGATCTGTGTATCAATATTTGTTTCTCCTTTTATTTTATGGAGTAATTCTTGTTCTGATTTTTTAAATTCTTTTTTCATTGCATGAGCTTTTTCAATATCAACACGTACACCTTTAAATCTCATGTCAACCAGGCACGGAAATAGATCTGATTCTAAATCAAATATATCTTCCAGGTCCTGATTAATAATTTCTTTTTTCATCTCTTGCCATAAGCCTAGTGTTACTTCGGCATCTCTTTCGGCATAAGATCCCACATGCATAGCAGGAAGTTTGTACATCTCAGCTTTAGGATCGATACCCCATTCAGATGCAGCTTCTGCTAGTGCTGCTTCGTTCTTACCATAGCCCAGATAATGCCAGGATAAACTATTGAGATCATAACGAAATCTGTTCTCATCAGTTATTGCTGATGCAATCATAGTACATGCTATATCGCCGTTAATCTTAAAGCCCATCGCTCGTAACCAACAGACATCGTAAATAGCATTGTGAAAAATTTTTGTAGATGGTGCTTCTAATATATCTTTTAACCAAGATAAAACTCTAGTCCTATCCATGTTACCACCACCTTCATGGGCAATTGGAAAATATCCTTTATAATATTTTGTAGCAACAGCAATACCAATTACTTCGCCATTACCAATAACAGAACCAGATCCTTTTTTCATTAGGTCTGGATCTTTAGTTTCTAAATCTATTGCTATTTCTTCTACCTGTCTTAGGTCTGGAAATTCTGTAGGTTTAACCCATTCAGTTTGTGCTTCAAACTTAGGAATCTTCATCGATTATCCCCCATGAGTTTTTATTGGATGTTACTTTTGATTCGAAGACTTGACTTTTTTCTGCCTCCTCTCCATAATCTCTTTCAATAATCATTTCGATAAAGTGAATTGCTTTTTCCAAATCTTGTCTTTTTCCTTTCATCCGGTGACGGATTATATATTTTATAGCACACCCTTCTGGGTAGAGCAACTCATTTTCAACCACAAATTTACTTGGCTGAATTTTAAATTTCTGATAATGTTGTCCGCCGATTTGTTTATCCCAAATTTTCGATGTCATATCCTTTTGCCTCCTTTTTTGCTGTCATTATATATAAATTTTGTTTAGTACGGGTAACTCCTACATACCAAACCCTGTGTTCTTCGTCCTGTTTATCATCGCTTTTTTCTGTGGCCTCCCTAATTGTTTTTGTATTATCTAAAATTAATAAAACATTGGTGGCTTCACCGCCCTTGGCCGAGTGTATAGTAGATAATTCAACTCGCGGATCTTTATGTAATTCTTCCTCCTGTCTTAACATTTCCCTAATGTATAAACATTCTTCTGGATCAACTGTAAATACATCAAACCATCTTTGAGTATTACTAAATCCAAACTCTTTTAAATCATATAACCTTTCTTCGTTAAGAGCGTGGTTATAAGGAACACAGTCTAATACATCTCTTACTTCACTTAGAGATAACTTATCTCCTTTATTCTGCCATCTAGTGTAGTTTAGAATGCTTCTAAACAAGGTAGACTTAAAACTTTTTCTACCCTTAAATTGAAAATAAATTCCCATATCTCTTAAGATTGGTTTAAGTTTTTCTAACCTATCATTAGTTCTGGCAAGTATTAACCAATCTCCCTTATAGAGAGGTACATCTTCTATAGAAGTAATATATTCTACAGCGCCTTCTTCGTTCCTGGCTTTCCAGTTCTTTTTAATTCTTCTGGCATCTGGTATTCTACTTAAAATTTGATCGGCTACGTGCTGTACTGCTCGTGGTACTCTGTGAGAATATGGCAAAATTATGTCTTTTTTAGACTCAATATTCTGAAATTTTTTGACATCTGCGCCCGCCCAGCCATAAATAGCTTGATCATCGTCACCAGCTAGTATAACATATTTGGAATTTTCCCGCAGAATATCTACCATTTTCCACTGTATTGGAGATAAATCCTGTGCTTCATCAACAAATACTACGTCATATTTTGGACACAATTCTGCCTCATTAAACTTTTCGATCATGTCAGTGAAATCATACAGTTTAAAAGATTCTTTATAGTTATCTAATTCATCTCGTAAAATATATATTAAATTTTTTTCCAGTTCATAGGAATACATTCCAGTATTATATTCCTCTTCAATTGACATTTCTTTAATCCTTGCAGCATTAATTAAATTAAAATACTCGCTGTCGGAATCCACAAATCCTGTAGACTCCTGGCCATTTGAATAAACTGTTACTTCAATCCCTACTTTTCCACCTATATCTTCATAATGTTCATCCTGCATAACCTGTGCTTTTTTCATGCCCAGTCTAAAAAATGCCAATGAATGAAGCGTTTTAAAATATTTTAAATCTTTTTTCTGTAGGAATTTGTATGACTCTAACATTCTATTAACAGCTTCTGTTGCTGCTTTAGTAGTAAATGCAAAGTATCCAATCTTCTCCAAAGGTGTTCCAAGTTTATAAAATGTTTTAACATAATTAATAAGTTTAGTTGTTTTCCCTGTTCCCGGAGGCCCGTATATTTTTCGACTGATCATTGACCTCCTTTTTTTAAGTTATCAGTCGCCCATAAAGGACGAAGATTAGTGTAATGAAAACATTTTTTTTGAACCTCTGGATCCATAAAATTAAAATTTTTTTTAAAGTAATTAATAGAAATGTGATGATCTACATGCCAACCATCCACTGCATTGTTTTTTCTCGTCATTCCAGGTTCAAAATGTTTTTCTAAATGCTTCCACACAGTTTCAACATTTGTGACCCCTAATAATTCTAAAGTAGAAAGGGTTTTTCTCCCTGTTTTTCTTCCTCCCAACATGTGATGAATTCGACGTCGAAGTATAGCTATTAAATGAAAGGTGGGATCTGCGCGTCTCTTAATAGAGAGTTCCCTTCTACGTTTTCTAGCTTCAGGGGATCTGGCTTCTGCATTAACTCTTTCTCTATTTTTATCGCGCCATTTTAACATACGAGCTGCAATCATATCTTTATTTTTAATGCGATATTTTTTATAATATTCTGATACTTTTTCTTTATTTTTTAAACGGTATTCTTTAGCATATTTGCAATAATATTCTTTATTTTTTAAATAATCTTCTTTAGTTGGCATATTACATTATCTCCGTCTTATGTTTTATTTTAGTATGATAAATAGGGACTTCTTCAAACGACTTTATATTTATTTGTATTACGTTTTTAGTAGAAGAATTATATTTACCAGGATTTTTAGGGTCTGACGGAAATCTTTTTTGGTCTAAAAACTGAATTTCGCATTCTCGATAGGTGTGTTCCATAATACGTCCTGTTTTTTCTTCTTTATATTTCCAATCTTTAGCTCTTAATCTATCATAAAACTTTTCAAATTTAAAAAATGCATACTCTCCTTCTATTAATACGGAGCCTGTTTTAAATGCTGCATCGGTTGTTGCTCTTGGTCCGTTTATTTTTGCATGTAATACATCATGTAATTTTTCTTTAGGTGAAGTTCCTATAGGGGGCTGTACTGCTTTTTGTGTTTTATAAAGCTCGTCCATTACTGTTTGTTCTTCATCACCTTTGATAAGTGGTGGTAAAAATCCTGCTGCTTTTGCTATTGCATTTCTACGTTTACGTTGGTCATTTAAATGCTCGATTGATCTACAGTGTACTGTTGTTGTTGCAATACCATCTGGTTTAGTAACATCAAATTCGTATTCAGGTTCTTCAAAAATTTCTATCTTTCTTAAGTTAGCCAGTATTGGATAGGCTCCCTTTGATCCAGCCAACACCCCAAATCTTTTCTTAACACAAATACCTTTCTTACAAAAATCAGCTAGGGGACTTTGAGTACAGGTATATCCTTTGTCTGATCTTTTCCAGGATTTTAATTTAGCATTTAATGTTTTATCGTCCCACGCATTTGCATGCCGTTCTTCAAAAAATTTAACCGGAGCATTCTTAACTTTCTGTTCCCAGCCGTCAGGGTATTTCATCTTAGCAAAGACATGGTAATTGTACATAAATCTATCTTTGCCATCAAAGCCTTCTTTATTAGATACCTTAGATATGTCGGCTAGACATGGTGGACCATCAATTAAATCTCCATCGACTCCTTGATATATTTTTTGATCTATATTCTCTGTAATTTTTGTTAGGTCTTCTTTAGAAACTAGATTAGCTTCCACTACTGTTAAAAATTTTTCCAAATCAAAGGGCGTTCCATCTACATTTAATGCCCTTCTTTTATTACCATAATAAGGAAGGTTTATAAATTGTCCTGGTTTTAAGTTCCCTGTTTCCTCGTCCGTGGTTAGTTCGGTTTGTTTTGGAAAGACTTCGCAGTCTGGTTTTAATTTAAATAAGGGTAGCAGATTGCTTAAAAAAGATTTAACTGCTTTTGCGTCAGTAAAGTGATCCATGAATAAACATAAATGTAATCCACCACTTTTAGATTCAATAGGTATTAGAGGTAATTGATAATTTTG